CGTAAAAGTCTAAGCATTCAATTTCACTTTCAATTGATTCAATAAGCTGTTTAAATTTACTTTCAAAGCCTTCATTGATGTTAGTTACCTCTTTTATCTTTGCTTCGCTTAAATCATATCTATCGTCATTGTGATGGTACTTATGATAAAATGGTGAAGTCTTTGAGTTGAATGAGTTTGACGCTATCCGAATAAATAACCATTTCAAATAGCCTTCCAAACTTGCTTTGATTACTTTTTCATCATCCATTTCAAGGAATACCATGATAGTTTCGTGGAATAAATCTTCGCAAAGTGAAGGAGGCGCAATATTCTGACAAACTTTTTTGAATTGTTTATCTAAATACAACGCCTCTATTATTTGCTTTTTATTCACTAATTAAGATTAACCCTCCCATTCAATTAAGCGACATTCGACTCTAACAACTCCGTTAACTATGTGGAATCTATTAAATTCATCTGCTACTTCTTTAGTTACAAAACTTTGAGCCGCTCCATTACTATACAGATTAACCCATGCTTGGAACTTTTTGGGCTTGGGGATTAGGAAAAGGTCGTAAGAATGTTCTTTGTTGAAAATACCATATTTACCTTTATTGTCAAATGTACACATTCTAACATCTACCCACGCTCCAATAGGGTAAGGTTCTGCTTTAGAATTATAAGTTATTTGCTCAGGTTTTTCACCATCCCTACAAACCGCTTCATATTCTCCTAATTGGTACTTATCCCAATCGAATGGGATTCTTTTGTTTTCCATAATTTATGTTGTTTGGTTTTAATTACTTAATCTTTTCAATTGCCTTTAAAATTGCCTTCTCAGCTATCTCTCGTGCATTGTCTCGGCCTAACTTCTCAACGTGGCCAGACTTTGGATAAATAGCGAATTGAATTATTCTTTCTTCGGGGGGTTTTGATTGCCCCCCTCTTTTGCGTATTGTCATTATATTGTTATTGTTCTTTTAATAAACATTGTACCACTACCATAGCAATCAAAACAAATACCATTACAATAGTAATTAAATGCTTCAATAGTGCCTAATCCATTACATTTTTCGCATTGTATGTGTTCTCCAATTTTCCCACTAATACTACTTAAGTGTTTATCTTTAACTAAAGGGGATTGAATAAACTGAGCAACAAATTTTAATAAATCAGTAGAATCAAAATTAGTATCGTAATATCTACCTGTTACCCCGTAACCTTTAATTACAATATTAAACTTTCGTAAATTACCCGACTTGTCAACAAATGTTTTATTAGTCCAACTATAACCTTTTTCGTTAACAGAAATAGAAATAATCCCATCAGATAAAATCTTATTTAATGCTTTTACTGAATATCTTCTATTGTCACCTTGTTGAGGTCTGCCTGAATTTACAAATAATTCGTTTACTAAGTTTCTCATTGTTTCGTTGTTTGGTCTTTCAAAAGTAATAGAACTTTTGATTTATTTCGTTTATTTTATTCGAATATTTGCAACGTGCAATAAATCAGGGTTTTAAAATTCATTCAACTCTTTTAATCTTTTATTTTCTGCTGCTAATTCGATTAGTAAGTTCTCAACTTCATCAAGCCTGACTTGCAACCTTAGATTCTTTTGTTCGTAAATTACCTGAATACCCATTGATTGAGTTGCTAAGTTGTAGCATTCGTATAATTTAGCCAATTTTGCCCGCTTTTCTTGCCTTAGTGAGTCTTTTGCTATTAAGTTGATACTTTGTTCAGCTTCGAGAATAAACGTGCTTAAAATGGCGTTTAATTGAAATATAGGTGAATCTTGCTTTTTATTCAAGTACGGTCTTAAAGTTGAGATGAACTCAAACCACTTTTGATTTGCTTGGATTTCTTTTGCTTCTTGCGGTGTCATTCTTGCAATAATTCAGGATTTTCAAATATGTTTCCTAATACTTCAATATCTTTTTCTTGGCACAAATCATCTTCCCAATCTTCGGCAAAATCACCATTACTATCAAAATAAGTACCTTGAAACTTACCACGACTAAAAGTAATTACTCCACGTTGCACAATATCACCCTCATAAATTTCTTTTCCGTTTTTGTCTTTAAGTCCTGTGTATTGCATAAGGTCAATACAATTTTCATCAGCATTCATCCATCCAATAGTTTTAAAATCACCACTATCAACCCAAATGCTATTGCAAGTGTAATTGGGGTCTGCATGGTCAGTATTACCAACTTGCACTTTGTAATTCATTAGGCTGTATGCTTTATCCCAAGCCCTAAATTTAATTTGTCTTGTTTGTGTTTGTTTTTTTAAATTCATAATTGTTTGTTTTTAAAATGGTGCTTGTTCTATTGGTTTAATATCGTTATTTAATTGCTCTTTTAATTCGCTGATTCCGTTAAATGGTGTTGGCAAGTAAAGCCTTTCACCTCTGTTTTCATAGTAGCAGTTTTTAAAATAATCAAATTCAAGTTTTGCAGTTCCTTTCCCTCCATGTCCTTTTGGTTTAAATTTATGAACTACAACCATGGCTTGATTAGTTTGCTTAAATCCTTCGCCAGTCTTTTCAAGTGGCCTATCAACACAAATAAGGTTCATAGCCTTGGAATAAACTGCACTACCTCCTTTTATTTCAAATGGACTTGGTGGCGGTGGTGGTTCTCCATTCTTTGGCAAATCGGGGTTTCTTGCGTGCCAAATCATAAAGGCATGAATCCTTTCCTTTCTTGCTAATCTGTTTATTTTAGGAATTGATTCTTCAATATACAAATCCTCTCGGTTGAATTGTCCATGGCTTAAATCGTTCCAATTGTCAAATCCTGATGTGAATATATCATGGTCTTTTATCCCTTCCTTGGTTAATTCTATGAACTCATCAACACTCGGACTCTTTTCATCAACATCAATAACATAAAAGTAATCTTTAACAAATGGAATTACTCTATACAAATCTTGTTCAGTTATCCGGTAGTTAAGTGAATCGTTGTGAAATCTTTTACCGGTCAATGTCTGAATTATTTCCGCATAGATTTCTTCAACGCTGCCCGTTTCGGGTGTCATTAGCATTGACTTTTTATTCTGACAAGCTAATGAGGTTAACATTTGAAAATATAACTGAGATTTTCCACTTGTTGGCCTTCCGTATATTACGGTTGATGTTCCTGCTTTTACTGAGTATATTGAATCTAAGTTTGGAAATCCAATTTTTAACCCTGCTTCCATTCCATTTTTTTGAAGGTTGAAAATCTTATCTTCAACTTTGCTAAGTGGTACAATGTGAGCCATGGTTTAATAAAAGTTTATCTTAGGTTGGAATACTTCGCCAATTTTTAATTCAGATGTTTGGTTTTCAAATTTTAGCCTTCCTTGTAGTTCGTCACGTTTAGCCCAATTGCGAATAGCTGAACCCCAATTTGCGTATTTATTACCCTCACTCGAATAACTAATAGCAGAATCGTAATAGTAAGCTAATTTAGTTTTATTCCATTCAGGAAAGTAATCTTTGAATTTGTTTTTATCTATTAATTCAGAATCCTGAAAAGATTTTTTAATTAATGATACTTTCTTTTCCTTTCCTTTCCTTTCCTTTTTAGCATTGCTTTCGCTTTGCGATTGCATTGCGTTTGCATCGTCTTTACTTTTGCTCCACCTTTTATTTGCTGATTCTCTTGCGGTTGCACTTCTTTCGTTTCTTTCGTCTAATCTTTTTTGAACCGATAAACTACCAAAACAATTGTCATCAAATTGAAATAAATTGAAATCATTTAAAACGCTTTTTATTACTTCAATATCCTCACGCAATTCAAATGCAATGCCTTCGTAATCCGTTTGCAATGCGTTTGCATTATTGTATAAATCTTCGACAATAGCCCAAAAAATACCATAACCTTTTAAGCCATGCTTTCTAATAAGAAGTTTGATTTTTTCGTCTGTTCTCGCATTATAATCATGCGAAAAATAAAAGGTATCTTTACCCATAATTCACGTTGTTTTTTTGCGCACGTTGAAAAATATCGGGTAAGGTAACGTGCAAACCTTTTACGCCCATGCCTGAGCAACCCAATACAATATTACTAATTATCTACCTTAGTTTTTTCAGAAGTTTTTAACAATGACTCCATGCGGTCTAACTTGCGTTTATAGTGCATTGCAAATAAATCAACTGCTATATCTGTTTTAAACAATTCAGCATAAGTTAATTGATTCATTACCAAATTTACGTCTGCTAATTCTTCTAATAGATTGTTAAAGTGTTTCGGTTCATCAGGGTATAACCTATGTTTGATAATTGCCTGAGTTAGTTCTGCCATTTCTTCAACTAATTTTAAAAGTTGATTTTCGACTCCGAAATGGTCTACTGCTTGTTTAAATATGTTTTCGTTTTTCATTGGTTAATTTGTTATTTTCAACTATTTCTCTCCAATATTTTATCTTTTCTTGGTCTGTCATCCACAATGCGCCACACCCGCATAAGTCGTAAAAATCAACTTCTAATATTTCTTTATCTGTCATATTTTTGTTTATTTCAGTTGTTCGATAATTCCGAATAACTCATTTATAAATTCCCATTAATTCATTTACTTGAACTCTTAATAAAATCCTATCTGAATTATTTAAAGGTAGTTGTTTGTCTTTTTTGAACGACTCAATAAACTTAATACACTCGTTTGCTTTGTTAATCCATTCTTTAAGTTCGTGAATCTCCCAGGATAAGTCTTTCCATTCTAATTTAAGTCCAGTAATGTAGTCGAATATATCTTGACCAAACTCACGAATTAAGCCGTCAACGTATTCAAATTTACTTGATTTATAAGAGTTACAATAACGGCACTCGCACCAAACTTGCATCAAATGAAATCTTAAAAAAGAATGTGAACCAACGGCAAAGAAGTGACCTGCATCAAATTTATCTTTATACTTATTGCACGCTATACACCTGCAACCCTCATCAATTAGCCTAACCATGTAGTTAATTTTCGTTTGTAATGCCTTTTCGTAATCGCCTTTGGTCATTAACCCACTTTTCAACTTATCACGCTCTAATCGCTTATTTTGGTTTCGTTGCTTAGTGACTGCAATTCGAGCAAATTCAATAGTACAATTTACGCATCTCGGTTGAATTGGTTTAATTGGCTCAAATTCGGTTTTGCAAGTCTTACACTTTTTTGGTTTCATACTCTTTTAAAATCTTGTATTGCTTTACTATAACCTTTGCCCCGTATCGAGTAGTCACCTTTTTATCACGCTTTGAAATTTCGTACTTGCCCGATTGTATCAACTCGGAAACTCTTGTGCCTAATTTGGTGCATCCTAACATTTCGAACGCATCCCAAGTGCTTACATACCTTTTCTTTAATAGCTTAATAATAGCTTGTTTTTGTGTGTTTCTCATGTGTTAAAATAATGATGTTTGTAAATCTTGAGCCGCAAATCTTGTTTTAGCTTCCTTTAAATTTAAAATAGCTTGTTTATAGTAAGAATCTTTTAATTCAATTCCGATTGCTTTACGGCCTAATGAAACAGGGCTAAAAACTTCACTACCTACACCCATGAATGGAGTTAGTATAATTTCATCAGGATTAGAATATAATTCAACTAACCTATCAATAACATCTAATTGTAGCGGGTGAACGTGCTTTTCATCATCTTCTTCTCGGCTGTCATGAAAAGGTAATACATTATCGTTTCGAATGTCATCCCACACGCTTGAAGCGTATCTTTGCCAAATTATTTGACTTAATTTATTTGTCAAATGATTATCATCAAGGTTATTATCGTCTTTATGTTTTGAGACGATATGTTCCCATTTACCGTATTTTTTCTCCATCGCTGGCAATAATGGAGTTTCTCCGTAATATCTTTTAAATCCTTTTGGGTTTGTTACTTTGGTTTTATTTTCGCCAATCTTTTTAAAGATTAAAACATAATCAGGAATAGCGGTAAAACACATAGTTGAATCTTCTGCAATATTCTTGTGCATCAAACTTCTAACCATTGTACGCATCCTAACTTCTAAAGGCTCTTTCCAAATGGTAATTCGATTATGAAAACTAAATCCGTATTTTTTATGGAGTTCAATAATATCATGAGGGAAATCATACAAAATGTGCTTAGTTGTATCGGTCAAAATATCTTGACAATGAACCGCATTTATTCTCCCCGATTTAGTTACTCTTGCCATTTCTTTAACCAAATACTCATATTGTTTTAAGAAATCCTCTTTTGTATTGCAATTACTAAAATCCCTTTCTGAACTTGAATAATTGTAAAGTCCTGCAAATGGTGGTGAGTAAATTGATAAGTCAACGCTATCATCAGGAATGGTGTTCAATACGTCTATACAATCTCCGTTGTAAATGGCGTAATTGTCTGTAATTGTTTCGTCTTTGATTAGATTTTTCATGTTATAAAAAGTTTGGTTTTGTAATTGGTTTTGTAAATTCTTTTGTTGATAAGTCAACGGCTGTATTAATGTTTTTTTGAATCAATTGGTTAAACTCAATAGCTTTATTTGTCTTGTATAGCAAAGTGTCAATAACTCTTTTCTGACCATCGGATAAAACTAATTCTATATTGACTTCGCTTTTTTGACCAAATCTCCAAAACCTTCTAACAGCTTGGTAATATTGTTCATAACTCCATGTAGGAAAGTAAACTGAATGATTGCAATGCTGCCAATTTAATCCGAATGAACTAATTTTTGGCTTAGTTATTAATCGCTTAATTTGACCATTTGCAAAAGCTAATAATATTTCTTCTTTCTTTTCAAGTGTCATGCCCCCTTTTAGCTGTATCGCTTCGCTATCCATTTCATCAAGTAAATCACCTTCATCATTAAAATTGCACCAATAAACTGAAGTCTTATCTTTTGCTAATTCAAAAGCCTTTTCACATCTTTCTTTTATTGTTTGCTTTTGTTCCTCTCTAACTTCGCTCATTGTTTTTGCAAGTCCGTTATAAAGTTTCATTTGCCCCTCAATAACCCAATTTGAATTATTTTTAACGTAGTGTATATTTTCATTTAATTTAGGTAAAAAGTATCTTGTATCGTCAAATCCTAAATCAGACGGCTTTTTAATTGATAAACTCCATTGATTAAGCCAACTAAAAAAATCATTCTTTGCATGAGGTTTTAAATACCATTTCGTGCCAATGTCTTGAGGTCTTATGTTATTCTCATTGTTTGCAAAAAACCTTGTAATCATATCCATATAAGGCAAATAACCCAACGCTTCACTACTTGTTCCAAATTCAATATAATCATTTGGTGCGGGGGTTGCTGTGCTTAAAAATCTGTATGGTATTTTCTTTACAAATTCTGTTACATTCCATTTTATTTTCCCATCAAAGTTTTTTAAGATTGAACTTTCATCCAAAATAACACCTACAAAATCAGAACTATCAAAATAATGTAAACGCTCATAATTGCAGATAACTATTTTTTTAGTGTGTTTGCCGTCTTTGCAATATTCAATATCATCAACTCCTATTTTATCAGCTTCTATAATAAATTGAAATGCAACTGCTAAAGGTGTAAGTATTAAAACCTTTTTATTAGTATGTTGAATGATGTTTTTAGCTATTGAAAGTTGAATTAATGTTTTGCCTAAACCAGTGTCGACAAAGTTTGCAATACGTCCCTTTTTAATAGACTTTTCAATGATGTGTTTTTGAAAGTCAAAAGCAATGTCGGGAATAAAATTAGGTTCAAAACCAAATTCGCCTATTGTATGGCGTTTGGAGTCTAAAAACTCCTCATAAGTTTGTATCATATTTTAAATTGTTTGGTTTTCAATATTAAGTTTAAACTTTGTAATTTGCAATTACTTCATTCATTTTTTCAAGAACTTGAGTTGACATTTCTTCTAAGTGGGTTAATCCATCTGCATCTTGCAAGTATTGATTAGCTTGTTTATCCCTTGAATAGATTTCATTGAGTTTCGAATTAAGTAGATTTGAATTAGCGAATATATTAAAGATAGCCTTCGATACATCTTCGTTAAATTCATCTCTTATAAGTGGTTTTAATTCGCTTGCAATAGACTTGTATTGAAGGATTGAAAGACTTAGAATCTGAATATCTCTAATTGCAGCGGATGCAATTAACATCTTTTTCTTTTTAGTTAATTTCATTTTAAAAGGTGTTTAACTTGGTTGAAACATTCAGTCATTTGCTTATCTTTTGAATCAAGTAAATCGTTTACTTTGTTTCGACTGGAGATTAGGGTGCTGTGGTCCATGTGACCTATTTCAGTAGCAATAAATTTCAATGAGCCGTACTTATTCATGATGCAGATATACCTTGCAATGTGCTTCCAAATGGTGTATTCTGCTTTCCTGTCCTTGCCTAATAGATTGCCTACTGAAATGCCTGAGATTGCACTTACTGCCATGAACACAAATTGAATCTTCTCTTTGTTCGTTTCAGGATTTTTGTCGACTATAAATTGACTCATCTCTTTAGCTAAGTCAAAATTGTGTTTATAAGCTAAATGATTTAAAAATGTGTTTAAATTTACATTGCTTTGTACCATGTTATTGTTTGGTTAATTTTGTTTTGTTGGATATGTGCTATTTTATGGCTGTAATAAGTAAGTTATAAGCCATTTTAGGGCAACCGTTACCAATCAGACGAACTTGACGATGAACTATCATAAGAACTTCCTGAATCATAGCTTGACGAATCGCTACTACTTAACCAACTACTGCCACTATCATAAGAACTGCTATCGTTATGGCTCGAATGGTGGCTACTACTATCATAGTTTGAATGACTTGAACCACTATCGTAATTAGATGAGTTATCATTGTGGTTTGAATGACTACTACTATTGTCGTCATTGTTGTTGCCAATCCAAAATGGACTTAATGGATTTAACGGACTTAAAAGGTTTGTAGGGCTTAATAAGTCGTTATCATTGTTACTTTGCGAATTATTTCTTGAATAACCGCCACCACTTACACCACTTGAGTAAGTTCTTTTTTGTTCTTTTTTCGACTCTTGTTTTTTGCCGAATAATCTTTTTAACCAGTTCATTGTTTTTTAATTAAATTGTTAAGCCAAACACGAATAAAAACGGCTTATAACAGTGGTTTGGCAAAATACCGCCACAAGCCTTTGTACTATAATTGAAAATTCTGCAAGGCGGTACTTCGCCAAGCCAGCAAACGTTATAGCCAATGCTAAGAAACGACATCACCAAGTATTTGAGTTTCGTGAAAACCACCATTAGGTAATTGAACACCATACCAACCATTTGTTATGTAGTTTTTAATTTCCACCAAACAACAAT